AACTGTATTTATGATGTTGCATTAATGCAAAATTAGTCTTATAATAGTTTGCTAAACTATCATGCCCCATCACAATGCGAAAAAATTTCCCATTCCCTCCAATGTAACTTCATCGTCACAACCGCAACCAGTACACTTCCAATTAATAGTGTGCTTCAGCTTTGGCATGGTTTCAAAGAAATTCATTACATTTTTAAACTGTTCTTGTGAAAGACTATCTACAAATTCTTCTAATTCTTTTCCTGTAGAGTCTTCTTTCTTATATACTTCATCTTTATCGTAAATGTAATCAATACATGCAATTAGCATTTTGACTGCAACATCTAATTGACTCATATTGTCGGTATTCATCTCAGTAAAGTCTGCCGTTGGATATTTTAACTTAATACCTAAACCTGTATCTTCGTCAATTGTAATCTTGTCTGTATGAGTGATAGTTTTTTGAACTTCAACTTCCATGATGTTAAACGGGAACTTAGTTACATGCTGACACTCTTCTTCTTTAGTGTTTAATCCTGTAGGATGACGCAATTGCAAATCTACTGTTTCACCAATAGATTTACCACGTAGTCTCATAAAGAAATATTCTAAGTCAAATGTCGGCAACTTATCTACGTCAACTTCACTAACAGCGCAATTATTAATAATTTGCTTTACTGCTGTCATAATTGATTTTGCTTCTCCACTCTCTAGTGCAAGCAAAAGAATCTTCTGCTCTTTCATTAAGAATGGGCGATATCGTATTGCTTGACCGGTTGATGATAAAGTCAATTCAAAGATAGGTGTGTTAATTTTAGGCAAAGCCATGATATACCTCCAAAGGTGTAATGATTAAAATTTGTTGAGTTTAAATTTGTGATAGCGATAGAATAATGTAACGCCAAAACGCTGATACGAATTTACTTCTTCCCATGTCGCATTCATAGGTGATATTACTGTAGGATAAACATCATTTAGTTGATATGAAATAAGCACTTTGCCAGCTTCATCTAATTGTTGAACTTCTAGCGTAACGCCTCTAGCATAGTCCTGAAAGTAAGAAACTAAACCTCCTACTGATGCACCATTTGCTTCTCCGGCTGGTCCAACAATAGAATCAATCCAAGATTCAAAGAATACACGCTCTTTCATATCTGCTGAACATATAATTGAAATTTGAATATCATTGTATGTAACATCGTATGGAAGTTTTAATGCAGGACCACCACCGCCAGTATCATCTGACGTAGCGATAGAACGACCAGGTAATTCAGCTTTCTCGCATCTAAAAACAAAATCGTCAATATCTGAAACTCCATACTGAGCCATTGTTGCGGCTAGAACTTCATTATCATCCCATCCACGCAATATAGCACGAAATAAATTAGGACGAACTGGTTTACCTATAGCATCTTTAAACGTGGATATACTAAATGGATTTTCTATTTGCCCAGTAATTGTAACTGTTTCTAACCGTGCTGTTGTTGCCATTTTATGTTCTTCCTATTTGTTTGCGTGACTCTTCCCAAACACGCCCTGTGTCTGCTTTTCTGAAAGACTCTGTTGGTAGAAAAATAGCAATGTCCCATTCGTTTACTTGCACTTCTAAGAATTGAGAACGAACATGACTTCTTAGGTATTTTTTTAGCATTGGTTTGAAGTATCTGTACTTAGATGCAGACTGTAGAATAGAATATGAAATTCTAACTTTTGTCGTATCGTCATACTTTTTATTTGTCAATGTAGAATATAATGCATTCATTAATTTAGCACGTAGCACTGGAGGCAAGTAATGAAAGTTGATCCCTAAGAATCCATCAGAGTCTATTCTCACGGGAAAGATTAATGGAAACGTATCGTAATACGGCAAATCTTTTTTTGTTTTTGGATCGTACTTAAATGCATACATATATCCAAATTCCATTGACGAAACTTTTCTTGCCTCATCGGTTCTTTTCTCAAAGACTCCAGGACTTATGTTCGACATTAATTTGCCAGCCGCAGACCTATACCAATCCCTTGCCGCAACTGTTCTTGCAGGAATGATGCCTTGTCTAGCGCCTTGAATGAGTATGTTATCAAATATCATCTTCTATTTATCTCAAATCTTTATCGGTTATGATTTTAAATTCCCAATTTCTTTCAATTGAGTACTTTGTTGCGGCTTCCCATTTTGCTTGATTGACGCCCCATGTCATTACTTCATTGATGAATCGTCTGGTTGGTTTACCTGCTGGTGTGTTTTTTCTAACAGGAGGGCGTGTTTGTATGTCTGGCTTGACTTCAATTAGCACAGATTTTATCTCTCCGTTCTTGTCTCTATACTTCATCCAGAAGTCAACAAAGTATCTATGATATCTATTGTCAACAGGAGACACATAAGGAACAACGATTTCTTCAGAAGACCACTCAAGTATGGAAGGAGTTTCATCACAATAGACCATGAATCTTCTTTCCAACAAACTTCGATACACAATATTTGTTGGATTCCCTTTGTACTTTTGATAGTTTTTAGGCTTAAATTTACCTTTGTATGACATAAATAGAATGATGAATTAATATAAGGGAAAGCCAAAATGGCAACAAGACAACCATTTACAGTAACAACTTCTGGATTTCAATATCCATCTGGACCAGAAACTGAATTGATATTTGGTAGCGACTTTGCTCACTCAGAATTTGTTATTCCAATGGCTAGATTTAAATTCTATGATGCAACGGGTGCAGATTCTGATGCGCCATCTATTTATATACGACTCGGAGGCACGTTTAGCACACAGTTAAGCAACAGCTATCAAGAAGCTACAGGTATATTTGGTTCTATTACTCCGGGACAAACTAGTAATGCTACTTTAAAAGACATGACAGATTTGTTAGGTAAAGTCAAAGGTAGTGGTTTAGAAGCTATTCAAAAAGGATTAATGAATGCGCTTGGCGCTGGCGTTGGATATATTGCGAGTGCAGGACAATCAGGAAAATCTCAAGCAGAATTTTTGACAAGAAAATTATTTAACAGTTTTCAGCAATTGATTTATCAAGGACCTAGATTCAGATCATTTCAATTGCCGTTTAATATGAAGCCTACAAGTTACGAAGAAGCCAAAACGATGCGTGATATTATTCACACATTTCGTGTAGCATCTTCACCTAGAGGAAATTTAAACGATTCATTAACAGGATTTAATGAAAATGCTTTAGCCGAGTCTGGAATATCTCAAGAACGAATGGATGAAATTAATAAGTTGCCAGATGAAGAAAAAAAATTAGCACTAACTGAGGTAGGTTTAGATGCATTCAATGAAAATGAAGGCACAGCAATTACCGAAGCATCTAAGGCTCCTTTAACATTTGGATATCCAGACATGTGCGAATTAGAATTAATTCTTTATAAAAAGAATGGTACAAACAGCGAAATTGTTTCATTGTTTATTTCTGATTTTTGTATGATTGAAAATGTTGGTTTAGATTATGGAGCACAAAACAAAATGGTGTTTCTTTCAAATCCTACGTCTTCCGCAGCCGGCGAATATTTTGCATCTGAGGTTAACATGACGATTGCATTGAGAGAGAGCGTATTGATTACAGCAGATTACGCAACAGCAGAACACAATACATCAGGTAGAACAATTTTCTAATTATGTCAATATACACATTCTATCCAAAGATAACTTATAAAGTTGATGCCTACGATTCGCTTACGGCAATTGATATCACATCATCTTTAAAAGTCAAAGACTATTTAAAAAACTACAGAGGAATACTATATTCACCATATCAAGTGCAAGATGGCGAGCGTCCAGATTACGTATCATATAAACTCTATGGTAGTACAGACTACGATTGGATTATCATGCTTGCTAATGATATTCATAGTTTGTATGATGATTGGCCAAGAAATTCTGTAGACTTAGAATCATACATCATTGAAAAGTATGGTAGTCTTACGTCAGCTATGTCTACTGTAAAATATTATTACGATGCAAGCGGAGACATTATTGACCAAACAACTTATAATAGTCTTGCATTAACTGCTAGAACATCCGAGACAGAATATGAATATGAGTTGCGAGTTAACTCTAACAAATCAAAAATAAGAGTTATTAGAAAAAGTTTAATTAGTGCAATTACTTCTGATTTGAATTCTATTACTAAGAAACCTGTTACCTAATGGCTACCACCAATAATAATTTTTCTGCGTTTACTAAATTTTCGCCTGACATAGGGCAGACTTCAGATATAAAAGTATCGCAAGATCCGTCAATTGTTCCCGGTTTTGGATCAGACGTTGACGTTAAAGAAGTTTTTTTGCTCACACAATACGGTGAGAGGGTAGACTTGATGGGCGCATTTAGAGATATTGAAATTATTGAAGATATGTTTTCTGCATGTATTGAAGGTGTAATTACCATTGACGATTCTGGTGGTGGTTTAGAGAAATTTGCATTGCGTGGTGGAGAATTAATTGGATTAAAAATTGCAAAGCCAGGAAATGGTGAGGTCATCATTTGGCGACAAGATTTAGTTGTGCATAAGATTAGCGAAAGCACAGTAGATCAAACAACTTTGCATAGCGTATATCAGTTGCAATTTACGTCAAGAACTTACATCAATTCTACTAAAAAGTGTTTGTTTAAAAGTTACAAAAACATGTCTATTGGACATGCAGTAACATCTATGTTTTCTGAAATGGGTGGTGCAAATGATTTGATTTTAGAAGACCCTAATATTACATTAGAGAAACCATTTATCTCTACAGGACTTATGCCACATAAAGCGATTGAAGCAATGACTCATCGTGCATGTGCAAAAGGCGACTTCTATGTGTTCTTTGAAAGATTTAATCCCGTATTTGCAACAAATTCTATAACAGATGAACCATTTACGTCATCATATTATTTTGGCAGTCTGAATAAACTAATCAGAGATTCGGCACAGTATGGCATACATAATATTAAATTTGCACAAAAAACTGTAGCAAATAAAGAAGACACAACAATAAGAACTTTAAAGTTTGAAAGAAGAGAAAATTTTAATCATTTGAATGCAATGCTATTGGGGCTGTATAATACAACAATCACATCAATTGACGCAATATCAAGAACTCATGCGATGAGAAAATTGTCATATGCAAACGGGCAGAATGAATCAACTGATTTCTATTCATTTAAAACGATTGACGATTCAAACATATTTTCAAGATATGACGATATTGCTGGACAAACTCCAGGAAGAAAGTTGATTACCTCTTCACTAAATGATTCTGTAAATAGAGATGAGTGGTTATCAAATAACATCTATGGACATTTGACTAAGAACTTATTTCAAATTGGCATAGAGATTGAAGGTGGTAAGAATAACATTGGTGTTGGGCATATTGTGAACTTCATTGTTCCTAGTGCATTTGAAAAATTAGCAGACCCAACAAACCCAAGTATACCCAACGATAAAATTTATTCGGGTAAATATTTTGTTATGTCGGTTCATCACAAAATTGGACTGGGTTCGTATTCAAAGTCTTTAGAGTTAGGTAGAGCAACTATTCCGTATGACTTCAATACTGGTGTTGCAACACCAACAGCAGATTCTAGATTACCAAATAGACGTTATCAAGACAGCACAGATTCAACAACAATAGTGAACAGATATTGGAGAAAAGGTTTAGTACCATGAAACTTAAATTTTCAGAGTATGTAGATTTAAAAGACTACAAAGCAAGTCAACTTGTAGAGAAACAAATTCTTTATAACAATGGCGCAAAGTATGGGCAGATTGTGTTTCTTGCTGGTGGTGCGGGTTCTGGTAAAGGTTTTGCCGTTCAGCATTTTATGCAAGGGTCTGATTTTAAAATACGTGACGTAGACGAATTGAAGATTGCATTTCAAAAGCTAGATGCACTTGGTAAATTCACGACACAAGACTTGCTTGACAAATATGGCGACAAGATTTCCGATAAAGATAAAGACCTTATCAAAAAAGAATTGATAGACAAGAATTTAAAGATGGGTCAGTTGGACTTAAAAACTCCAACGCATGTTTACATCTTACATATTCTTATTCGTGCAACTGACGTAAAAAACAAGACATTAGACTTAATGCTTGCTGGCGCTGAAAAGGGTCAATTGCCAAATCTTATTTTTGACAGCACATTCAAAGAAGTTTCAGACATGACAGATGTTTTGCCAAAACTGTTTGATGCTGGATATGAACCAAAAAACATTCACGTTTCATGGGTTCTGACTAATTATCAGATTGCAATAATGAATAACAAAAAAAGAGCAAGAGTTGTGCCAGAAGATATTTTACTTGCTACTCATGCGGGTGCCGCACAGACTGTATATAACTTAGTGACAACAGCTATGCCACCATCGGTTCAAGGCGGTGTTTACGTCATTCTAAATAATCCAGCGAATACAATTTTCATTGTCGATCCAAAAACAAATAAACCATATAAAGACAAAAACGGTAATCCTGTTATCAAAGACTTTAAATACTTAACTCTTAAAGAACCAGGAAAACCTGCAAAGACAGAACTTGATGTAAAAAAACAATTACTGACTTGGATTAAAGACAATGTTCCTCCAGGCGCAGTAGATACATCAGAATTAGACAAGCTATGAAAAAATTTAAAGAATTTATACAAGGCACCACACTTTCACAAGAAGAGTGGGAAGAAGAAGTTTACGGTCCAGAATTAATTGAGACACTTAAACAAGTAGACGGAAAGTGGGCGTTAGTCTCTAAAAAAACAGGTAAGCCATTGCGTTACTACAAAGGCGAGGGTAAACCTTCGGATGAATGGGTTGCAGATCAAGAGAGACAAATTCAGTATTTTAAGCATATGGGATAATTGATGAGAAATTTTATTGGGCAGGATGGATTTGTTTGGTGGATTGGAGTTGTTGAAGATATCAACGATCCATTGACGCTTGGCAGATGCAAAGTAAGATGCTTTGGATATCATCCTGCAAAGGCAACTAGTTTAGTTCCGACTGAAGACTTGCCTTGGGCGTTATCTATTCACCCTCTAAACACACCAAATCTTTACGCAAGTCCTAAAGTTGGTGAATGGGTATTTGGTTTCTTTTTAGATTCTATGTCTGCACAAGAGCCTGCAATTTTAGGTTATCTTCCTGCAATTCCGCAAAATGCTTCAGAGTATTTTGGCACATCACCCAATTTAACTAGAAACTTTGCTAGGGTTACTACTTCAAAAAATTCTGCAAATACAGTTTGTTGGGAGATTGGAAACAACATCATTGAAGTTGTCACGCAATCTTCAGGTGAAGCGAATGGGCACATATTAATTCAACACAAAACTGGCGCAAAAGTCAATATAGATTCTGATGGAAAAATTTCAATCTATACACCAACCAATGATATTTCAATTGAAGCGTCAAATGGCGATATCAATTTAAACGCAAAGAACATCAATTTAACAGCGACAGAATCAATAACGACTACATCAACTTTAGCAACAAGTATTATTGCTGGAGGGCTTGCTTCTATTACTGCTGGTGGCGCATTTACTGCAACTGCTGGACTATACGCAAGTGTACGTGCGCTTCTTGGCACATTGAATCTCCAATCATCAGCAACAACAACAA